CTAGAAACTGCTTTTGCACATTATGATATGTGGGACGGAGTAGATGATTGGGATGGTGATCCGATGGAACTTACGGTTCCCGTTTTTTACTTCATTAATGAATCTCGTGAAAAAGGTCGCAAAAGCTTTAACGTTTATAATGGTCGCATTAAGCCGATTGAACCCTATATTAGGCACAGAATGAATGTTTTTGCTTATCGGTCTGATGGCAATCGTACGGATAAAGAAGCTAAGCAAGCTGCTGAAATTCAGACTATCAATGAAACACAGGGATTTGAGCCTGTCAGCCGGGATGATAAAAAGGCTAAGACGCACAATTGGGCTATTACTTGTGTTGCAGAAATGATGCAACACTACGGACGAGCCAATCGTTGGAAGTTCGTACTTAACACTCATAAACGATATTGGCCTAATCTACAACTTGACACCGCCGAAGTTGATTTGTACGGATTCATTTACGATTACTTTACTGAATTGAAATATGATGTTTATAGCAAGGAATTTGATGAGAAATTTTTGAATCCGTGCATGGCAATAATTTGGAAGTTTTTCACTACTCCTAGCGGATTCAAGTCTGACAGTTCAGGAACACAGTCTCGTTTTAATAGCAAAAAAACTGGACTTCCGATTGACAAAGTTAAGCTTGATGATAACGGTTCTTGTGTTTATCTCATGAAGCTATATAAGCATTTTGGCGGAACGCATGAATTGCCCATGTATGTTAACAATATGCGTGAGGCACGTATCGGTGATCTTCTTGCGTTTGTTGACAAAGAACGTACTCTTTTGGTAGAAGAAATGGCTAAGTATGGCAAGTCGTAAAAAAAAGTTTTTATACGTCATCTTATCTAACCACTATTTTAAAGTAGGAGATCAGTTTAAGCAAAGACTTGGTTATGGCGTAACCAATGATCCGGTAGGTCGTGCTAGAAAATATAGCAATACTTCCGGCGGCGAACAAGAATTTTGTATGCTTTACTACAGTCCAAATTATGAAGTAGAGGAAGTAGAGAAAATTCTCAAGCGTAAACTGTCTGATGATTGTCACCAAATACACGGCGAGGACGTAGAATGGATTAGTCCGCATAGTGACATTGACACCGAAACATTAATCAGCATGATAGACCAAATCATAGGTGACTTTCGAATTAACGTTGCAAAGTTAAAACCTGACTATTTACCGTTTAGTCCAGCATGGCACTCTAATGTGAGTCTTGACGCTATTGAAACTAATTTAGATACCTTTTTGGAAAATAAGTCTTGACAACTGCTAATATATCGTGTAATATATAAGTATATTAACAGAGAAAGTACCACATGAAATACGCATTGATTGACACAGCTAATACTTTCTTCCGCGCTCGGCACGTTGCTAATCGCAATACCGATACATGGGAGAAGATTGGCATGGCTATGCATCTTACCATGTCTAGCGTAAATCAAGTTCAGCGCATGTTTGGCGTTGACCATGTTGTCTTTTGTCTTGAGGGTCGTAGCTGGCGTAAGGATTTCTATACTCCGTACAAGGCTCATCGTAAGCTTGATGAGAGTGCGATGACCGAACGTGAAGTAGAAGAAAACAAGATGTTCTGGGAAACGTATGAACAGTTCACTACGTTCCTGCGTGAGAAGACTAACACTAGTGTATTGCGTGTTCCCAACGCAGAAGCAGATGATATCATTGCTCGTTTCATTGACCTTCACCCCGATGATGAACATTTCATCATTTCTAGTGATAGCGACTTTGTGCAGCTAATCGCAGAAAACGTTCATCAATATAATGGTGTTGCAGGTCAGCTTATCAAGATTGATGGCTACTACAATGACCGTGGAAAGCCCGTCAAAGACAAGAAGACTGGTGAACACAAGTTGCTTGAGGATCCGGAGTATCTTTTGTTCAAGAAGATTATTCGTGGTGACGCAACTGACAACGTATTCAGTGCTTATCCCGGTGTTCGTGAGAAGGGTTCTAAGAACTCGGTAGGCATCAAAGAAGCATTCGAAGACCGCACCAAGCAAGGCTTTCACTGGAATAACTTCTTGCTTCAACGCTGGGTAGACCACGATGACGTTGAGCACCGCGTTAAGGACGACTATGAGCGCAATCGTACATTGATTGATCTTAGGGCGCAGCCCGATGATATCAAGGCGACGGTTGATAACATCATTCGTGAGGATGTCCGCACAGAAGTTACTGCTGGTGTAGGTCTTCACTTTATGAAGTTCTGCGGTAAGTATGAACTCACTCGCCTTAGTGAGCAGGGTGAAGCTTACGCAAAGTGGCTCAACTCTCCCTACAAAGGAGTACTGAATGGCTAAAGAACTTTTTTCGTGCAAGGATTGCAAGCATTCTACTATGTCCATGGTTGACAGGATTTTCACGTTGAATGGTCGTATAGCAGTATATGATTCTAACTACAAATGCTCCAAATTTCCAGAGGCAAAAACAGTAGTTGAGGATATAGTTCTTGGTCCAATGAAAGTAAAGGCTAAGCTGCCGTATTGTAGCATTGCTCGGCGACACGGGCAATGCGGCCTAGATGGGAAGTATTGGCAACCTAAGCATAAGAAAGATTTATTTAAAATGTTAACAAAGGAAACACATGACTGAACTAGTCGCAAAACCAATCGTTAAGAACCAATTTTGGATTGTCACTGATGGCGAGAAAAAAGTTGGTAATATCGAAGCTAACAACGCTGGATACGGGGTGCAGTTAAACGGCACCTTCCTTCAGTTCAACAACACCGAAGAACTTAAAAAGCAGACACAGATTAAGTTTGCAAATTTAAAGCAAACGTCTAAGGTACCAGTACCCTATCCGGAATATCCCACAACTGCTAGGGTATACAATTCTATCTGTGATGTTAAGCGTGGACTGCATTTATACACTAAGACTAAGAAATCAAAGTGTCTTCACGCAGCAGGATACTTTGTTATGGACCAAAACGGCACTAAAGTGATTGCTTTTTGTCCTAAATACATCTTTATCCAACGTTATCCGTACGAAGGTCCCTTCAAAACTGAATCGGAAGCTAAAAGTAAGATAAATATCTATGATGATACACATTAAACGCTTCATCGATAAAATGTCATTGGTCGAATCCAAACAATCGAAAGATGTGGTTTTGCCTATATCCGACGCACGTGGACTACGTGATGAAGTAACTAAACTGTTATCAGACTTACACGAGCTATCCCAAACCGATAAGAGCAATGTAAATGACGAAGTTATACAGGTAGAAATTAAAGGCGGCTCGTTTAAATGAGTAGAACACAACCAAATGTACTAGTAGAGTACGTAGATAAGAAGACCTATAAATGCGACCAGATTGTAGAAGCTGCTGGCATTTGGGCAGTGTTCTATGACGACCAGCCAATCAACTTGAAATCTTCGCATTATCTAGCTAATGATGTTGCTCCCAAATACAAGAAAACAAGCTTTTCAAATCCGGGACATGCACGTAATCTTTGTCGCAAACTAAATGCACAATTCAAGACTGATAAGTTTACCGTCGTGTTTATGAACAGCGGTAGAACGGTCTACCCCGATGACTTATCCCAAGACCAAAATTGAAATAGTAAAACTAATACTAAATGAAGCCAAGGATGATCCAGATTTTCCTTGGAAGGACATTGCACCGGATAAGTTAGTATTTGATTGGTTCGTCACTGGTAGAGTTGGTTCCGGACTACGACTTACTGATGTTGGTATGGTTGCATTTGACAAAGCTAAGATAGCTTATTATGACTTCAACTTTACTCCTCCCAAAGGTACTACAGGGGGAAGTAGTTGGGGGAAGTATACGTTAATGCTTGACAAAAAGGTTAAATGTCCTTACTACATCGGCGTTAAACTTCTTGACAATGGCAAGAAACAACCGTATATTAAACTATACGATCATAGAATAGCAATGATGATGACCTTATACGGTGATTTTCAAAGCTATCTAGATTCGGTTAAATAGTTATTGTTTATGTTCGCACATGCAGCATAAATAATATGCTTAGGTAACACTAAGACACACAACACACACAGAGGAAAAATTATGAAGAATATTGCAATTAGCCTTTTAGCGGCTCTCACACTCTCGACCCCAGCTCTTGCTTCTTG